TGCCGTACTTCAGTTTGACGAGAAGCCTGATAACTGGAGGACGCTGTGGCCTAAGACCACAATGCAGGAGAACGAGATTGATGAGCCTGATGACAATGGACTTTATCCGAAATGGGATGGACCCTCGCTTTTTACGCGCCGCTCTGAAGTGGCGGCATCTGTCTGGGCTATGGTCTACCAGCAAGAAGACGTCCAGTCCGATTCCATATTCGCGCCAACAGCAGTTGCAGGATGTGTTAACGGTATGCGAAAGCGTGGACCGCTTAAACCTGGTACTCCAGGGCACCCGCAAAGAGCAGGCTCGACCTACACAGTAATTGGCTTTGACCCTGCCGTATCTGGCCGTTCAGCATTTGTAGCCGTAACTCTTAACCGCGACGATAGTACAATCTATGTACTTGACTGCGTCAACATGGCAGACCCTACTCCTCAAAAGGAGAACGCTCTAATTCGTGAGTGGGTCGAGAAGTATAGCCCTCAAGAGTTCCGTGTAGAAATTAACGCACACCAGAAGTACTACGCTATGGACACTGACCTGCGTAACTATCTGGCTACCTACGGCTGCCAGTTAAACTCACACTTTACTGGTAAGAATAAGTGGGACACATCTTTCGGTGTAGCATCTATGTCTAGCCTTTTCGGTACTATACATGATGGTCGCTACCAAGACAACGGTCTAATCGAACTACCAAGCAACGAAGGCTCAGAGGGACTTAAGTCTCTTGTACAGCAACTCATTACCTGGAAGCCAGATACTAAGAACCCAACTGACTGCGTAATGGCTTTATGGTTTGCTATCATTCGCATCCGCGAATTAATGCAACAAGGCAGCAAGGTTGGTCAGTTCCAAAATAATCGCTGGGCAACCAGATACCAAAAGCAAAGCAGAATGTCATTGAACTTAGACGAAGCATTCGCTGAGCAATGGCAAGAAACTTATAGTTAGGATAACAATGGCATTATCAATCGAACAAGTTGCGGCGAGAGTCGAGAACCTTCGCTTCCGCAACGCTGAACGCGACGGTCGCAACCTCGACGTTCTTTCGGTCCGCAAGGGTAACATTGCATCTGTCTATCCTGACTTCTTTCCAGACGGTGTAGATGCTAACGTAGTTGCAAACTTTATTGACGTTGTCGCAAGCGACCTGTCAGAAGTTATGGCACCGTTACCTGCGGTCAACTGTTCGGCTGCCAACTCTGTTTCAGATAGAGCACGTCAGTTTGCTGACAAGCGCACACGTATCGCCTCTAATTATTTTTCACACTCTGACCTTGCAGTACATATGTACCAAGGTGCAGACTGGTATATCACTTACGGTTTCCTCCCATTCTTTATTGAATTGGATGAGGAAGCAAAGTTGCCGCGCATCCGCCTAGAAAACCCTGTGGGTGCTTACCCAGAATTCGACCGCTACGGACGCTGCATTGCCTTTGCAAAACGCTACATGACTTCTTTGGCTGAGTTAGTCGCATTATATCCTGAGTACGAGTACTCCTTGTTAGGTGGCTTTGGCTACAAGCAAGACTTAAATACTCAGGTTGAAATGATTCGTTACTACGACAAAGACCAATCAATCATCTACATCCCTACAAAGAATAACTTAGTACTATCACGTGCTACGAATCCATTGGGTAAGATGATGGTTGTAGTAGCCCGTAAGCCATCTATCGATGATGAACTACGTGGACAGTTTGACGACGTCCTTGGTATCCAGTTGCTTCGCAATCGCTTTGCGTTGCTCGCAATGGAAGCTGCAGAGAAATCTGTACAGGCTCCTATCGTACTTCCACAAGATGTACAAGAGTTGCAACTTGGTGGCGACGCTGTTATTCGTACAGCAAACCCAGCAGGCGTCCGCCGCGTAGAACTTAATATTCCGCCAGGTGCATTTACTGAGCAAACATTGCTTGGTCAAGAATTGCGTGTTGGTACACGTTATCCTGAATCACGTACAGGAAACATCAGTGCATCAGTTGTTACAGGCCAAGGTGTACAGGCTCTTATGGGAGCCTTCGATACACAGGTCAAGTCAGCACAAGCAATCTTCGCATCAGCACTGCGCGATGTAATCCAACTTTGTTTCCAAGTTGATGAATTAATTTTTCCAGATGAAAAGACAATCCGTGGTGTAGACTCAGGTTCACCATACGAAATTACATACAACCCTAAGAAGGACATCAAGGGTGACTACTCAGCCGATGTCCGTTATGGTATGTTGGCAGGACTTAATCCTGCACAGGGACTTATCTTTATGTTACAGGCACTTGGTGGTGGACTCATCTCCAAGGATATGGCAATGCGTGAACTTCCGTTTACAGTTAACGTAACCCAAGAAGTAGAAAAGATTGAAATCGAGAGTATGCGAGCTTCGCTTCTCGGTTCTATTAATGCACTCTCTCAAGCGATACCACAGATGGCTATGCAAGGCCAGGACGCTTCTGAAGTAGTGCGACAGATTGCGGCTGTCATTAAGGCACGCCAAAAGGGACAGGCACTAGAGGACGTCATTGAAGAAGTCTTTACGCCACAGCCGCAACCAGTTCCTCCTGCTGGGGCCCAACAAGCGGTTGAGCAACCGTCCCCTGTTCCCGCTGGTGTTCCAGCAGGAGGCGCTACACCTGAAATTGAACAGGCACCGCCAGACATTATGAGCTTACTATCAGGTATTACTGGTAGTGGAAAGCCAACAGCAAGCGTTCGTTCAACGCGACGCATATAATCTAGGAGGGGACAATGACTACGATTATTGGTGTTCAGCACGAAGACAAGTGTGTAATCGTAGCAGACAGCCGAATCAACGCTGCTGGTAAAGTTTATACTCACCCTAACATGACAAAGGCAGTTGAACGTGGAAGTTATATTATTTCTGGTGCTGGTAACTATCGTAGTTTACAAGTGGTACTCCATGGGTGGACGCCTCCACTAGTTACAGTAAAGGCTAAAGCAAACTTATACGAGTTTGCAATTAACAAAGTAGTGCCATCGCTAAAGGCGGCACTTACTGAAGCAGGCGTAGACTTTAATAAAACATCAGATGATGACGATAACAAGTTTGAATTAAGTCTTCTACTAGGAATCAATGGAACTATCTTTGAGATAGATTCTGATTTCTCAGTTGGAATGAACAGTACAGGATTTTATGGTATTGGTTCTGGTGGTGACTTTGCAGTTGGAGCGCTACACGCAGGAACTACAATGCTAGATGCAATGAGAATTGCAGCAGTTAATAATAACGAGACGGCTCCGCCGTTTCATATCTTTGAACAATTTACTAAGTAGGAGGAAACATGGCTGAAAATCGTGGAGGAATGCGCCCAACCGCGCCGCAGAATAATCCTGCTAATGTTTCTGGTACTGGTGGAGCAGGTCAATCAGGACGCGTAGCGTCAGGTTATGCCTATGGAATGAACAAGCAAATCAATGAGCAGGCAGCAGCCGCTCCTCTTGCTAAAATTGCAAAGACTGTTGCACGTCCAATGAATGTTGCACCATCACAACCACCTATTACAACTTTAACTGAACCAACAATGAATCCTGATGAACCAATCACAGCAGGAATTAATATGGGTGCAGGGCCTGGCGCAGAAGCACTTATGCTTCCAAGTAACGCAGATAATAACGCTGAGTTTAATAAGAGTATCGCATCATACTATCCAGTTTTAAGTTATATTGCTTCTCGCCCAAATACTTCAGCTGAAACACGCCGTGCGCTAGCAATTTTGATGAATGGTCTTTAATGGATATTTGGAACCGCATTGGTGACCTTGCAAAAGGAACCAGAGACTGGGGTTTAGACGTCGGTCTTGCAATTGCATCTCCAGCAAAGTTTGCATGGGATATTGCGACCGCTCCATTAAATGATAGAAAAGAATTTAATGGCATCCTTAATATATTAAAGCAGTCTACTATTGACTTAGGCAAGAATATTGCACGTCCCGTTGGTGGAGTTCTTGGTGCAATTGAAGCCACTAACCGCAACCTTATTCGTGAACCTCTTTCTGCTGTAACACTTTTTGCACAACGCGACCCAAACATGGGCATTAGCGACTCATGGAAAAAAGCATGGGAAGCACGTAACGAAATTTCTTTTGGTCAGGCACTCAGCACACAACTAGGTGGGTCACTATCTTTCTTGCCAGATGAGCTGACTCCAAAGTTTATGGACTCTGACTTTGATATCTATGATGATAAGCAACGTGAAGAAGCATTTTCTAATAGCCTAATGGGTAGAGTTGCATCTGGTTCTATTGATACAATCGCTCAGTTTGCTGGCGATGTTTCTATTGTTGGTGGGAAGTTTATTGCTGCTAAGCGTGCTGCCGATTCTGCTAAGGATGCAATTATTGCACTTCGTGAAGTCCGCTCTGGCATTCCAACACAAAATAAGTTGGCAGATAAGTACAGCAGACTTGCTGAGGATTTTGCCAACAATGACATTGCTTGGGCACAAAACCACCCTTGGGTTAAGGGCAGTAACAATCAGGCTACGGTTTCATACTTGCTTGGAACTACTGCAACTAAAGATGAAGCAATCAATACAATGCTTGCAGTCATGGGTGACAAAAGCGGTATAGATATTCTTGATGAACTAAAGCGCCCAGACATTGTAGCACCATTGCGTATTGCAAATGGCGAGATGACAATGAGTGATTACAAAGTTTTGCTTAATGAAGAATCTAAATTAATTGACGCAACAACTGATGATATGCTACAATTTGCTTTGCGTACACCTGAAGAGATTCAAGCTGATAGAGATTTTATCTCCGCATGGGCAAAGCATGACCGTTATGTTGATACGTTGCTTGGAGTTTCTGAAACACCAGCGCTTACAGAAGGTGTCGGTGGTTTATTTCAAGGCACTGGTCGATTCATTGCTACTGCTAATAGCCTTCCGTACCACTCAAATGCTGTAGCTGATGCAAAACTTTCAATGTACCAGCCAACACCATTCCACAAATTGTACTACAAGGTAACTTGGGGACAAAAAGAACGTCCAAGTGGCGTTATTAATCTTAACGAAGGTGACTCAATCCGCGAAGTGACAGCCGTCACAGACCGTTTGATTACACTATCTAAACCAGTGCCTACAAAAGCTGCAGCTTTTATCACTCGTTTGCAAACTGGAACGTTCACAACGCAAGATGCTCTGTCATATGTAGAGCGTTACTCTCGTGCAACTACACCCGAAGCTCGCGCTCGTGTCATTAATGACCTAGAGCAGACTGGCTACAGAATCATTGCTGCAAAAAATGGCATTTCTGAAAAAGATGCAGAAGACCTTTACAATTATCACACACAATTGCGCTCTGGTAAACTACGTGAATCTAAAGAAGAAGGATTCTTGTACGACCATGAACTTAATCAAATGATTAAGGTGCCATTGTTTGAATCTCAGACAGCAAACTTTTTACCAATTGCAGATTTTGACTCAATTGATGCAGTCATTAAGCAGAACGCAAGTTCACTTCGCGCAGTTGGTGGTAGCATCCATGATAAGATTGCGTTGACATCTGACCTCTGGAAGGCTGCAGTTCTTCTGCGCCTTGGATATCCTATCCGTAACGCTGCTGATTCGCAGTTACGTATCTGGGCTACAGTAGGTGCTATGGCTTCTCTTCGTCACGCAGGTGAAGGAATGAGAAATCTAGTAGACAATACCAGAACTGCCAAGAATCGTATGGTTGACAACTACAATGCACCAGCCAAGATAGACTACAAGGCTCTTAAGGAAGATTTGCAGAAGAGCGGTTCAGAGATTGCACGACTTTCAAAAGAAATTGCAAATCTTGAAGCACGTGTATCATTGGAACCAGACAATGCAGATTTAATCGGTGAATTAGTTGTAAAGCAAAAGTCACTAGATACAGCAAATGCTGCCTATGAATCAAACAACGTGGCACTTACTAAGCTAGAGCAATCAAAGGTTGCTTCACGTAAGAAGCGCATTGGTGAGCAAGACATTGAACTTACATCGACTGTCGATAGTCCAGATGGAACTAAGTACACAATTTGGGGCGCCTTTGGTGGACCCAATGGTGGGCTATTCCGTGAGTTGAACTCATCACAACAGACTTTCTATTCACTCCTTGAAGACTACTCTACCATCTATGGTGCAAACGTAGCAAGCAAGGGCCGTGGCGCTGTGCGCCCAGGTGATGTCAACTACTACCAAGAGTGGACAAATGCCATCAATGAGACATTTGCTAATGCTGCAGTTCCTCGTGGACTTATGGCTGGCAAGAGTGTTGATGAAGTAGCAAAAGAACTTGCAGACAATAAAGAACTCCGTGCTCGTTTAGGTATTGCCCGTGCTGACGCACTTGAATACGTTGTAACTGCACAGAAGTTCCTAGATAGTTACATACCTGATGGTTATGGTATACGCGAGAAGATTATGTCAGCACTTCCTGGAGAAGAAGCTGGCAAAGTAACAGAAGATTTTCTCCGTAATGCAGTACGTGACCCTAATGCACTACCTATCGTGCATGGTCACCTACTAGATGCGAATATGAACCTTAAGCCACGTGCCATATCTAGGCGTGTCACATCATCATTGTTTAAGTATCTGGCACAGATACCTGAAGATAACTGGGCACGTCACCCATTGTTTATTGACTTGTACGAAAAGTCCATTCAGAAGCGACTTGAGACAGCAGAGTTTCTTAAGGGCGGCACGTTTACCCGTGAAGAATTTGCTGACCTACAATATAAGTTAACTGCAGGCGCACGAGCAGATGCTCTTAAAGGTGTAAAGGGAATCCTTTATAACGTAGAACGTCGCTCAAATGCTGCACATATGCTACGCTTTGTATCACCCTTCTTCTCTGCACAAGAGAATGCAATCAAGACATGGTTCAGAATTGGTATGGATAACCCTGCTATTCTTAATCGTGCCAACATTGTATGGAATGCACCTAACCGTGCAGGTCTTATTACTGATGAGAATGGCGACCCAGTAGGTACAGACAACCCACTGAACCCTAATGATACAATGTGGTTGCCCATTCCTAGTGGATTAAAGAAACTTCCTGTCATTGGTGAGGGGTTGTCATCTCTTGACCAGATAGGTATCAGTAAGCGAAGCCTGGATGTTATCTTCCAAGGTAATCCATTTGGTGTATCTGTTGGTCCATTTGCTGCTATTCCTGTAGCGAATGTACTTAAGTTGAAGCCAGAACTATCTGAAGTCGTATCGTTTGCGTTTCCATATGGACCTGATGCATCACTAACTCAGTTCCTTCCTACATGGATGCGTAACTCTTTGAAGGCTGTACAAGGCCTAAACAATGACGATTATGCTAAGACATATCAACTCATCTGGTTAACTGAGCAGCAGAAGGCACAAGAAGCAGGAACTGCTTACTTGACAGATGCACAGATTAAGAAGAAGACTGATGCATTCTACAAGATGCGTGTAGCAGCTAACTTAATCCTACCATTTGCACCACAGTTCGAGAGTCCTTACCGATTCTATATGGATAAGTGGCGTGAGTATAGCCAGACCTATGGTCTAGGCGCAGATGCTAAGTTCCTTGAGGACTACCCAGAATACTTTGAGTTTGCTACATCTTTATCTAAGAACCCTACAGGTTCACAGGCTACAATGGATGATGTGCAAAATGCTAAGCGTTACACAGACTTAATCGCTGATGTAAAGGGCGACAACTCATACCTAGTTGGTTTGATTACCAAGGGTTCAGGTGCTGCTAAGTATAATCCTACAGCATACTGGTGGCAATCAGAGACATCTATTGCACCAGGAACACCTGAGAAGTACCGAGGAAAGCAAGACCCTCAAGAAGCACAGCAACAGAACGCATCTCGTGAAGGTTGGGCTAAGTACCGCCGTGCTATGGCAGTGCTTGATGCACACCTTGAAAAGCGTGGACTTACATCATTCCAGCAATCAGGTGCTGAGGACTTAGCCGCTGCTAAGCAGGCAATTGTTCAGCAACTGGCATCTGATATTGACCCAGTCACTGGAAAGCCAACAGGCTCTCCTAGTGCATGGTATCAAGATTACCGCGATGTCGATGGCACAAAGTCTGCAAAGACTATTATCGGATTCAAGAAGATTCTTGGTGATGAAAAGTTCATGACAGATAATGCTGAAGACGCTACATGGAAATCAGTTGCTTTGTACATGAAGGTAAGAGATAGCATCTCTGCTACCTTACGTGGACGACCATCTAACAATATCGATGCTAAGGAGAACGTAGACTTGCGTATGGTTCTTGACTATTATGTTAACCAACTTAAGTCTGGTGACTTAGAGTTCGCTAATATC